GCCACCCGCAGAAGACCAAGGACGAACAGCCGGTGCATATCCAGTAGATTGCGGTGTGATAGTTACTCCTCCAGTTCCAGCGGCAGGATCACCACTCCCAAACCACGAATCATCCGCACCAAACCAAATCAATAAATTATCAATGTCCAGTGCAACCATCACATTGATAGCACCTGATCCAGAATTTCCGCTGTATGTATGTATAACGTTACTACTACCATTTTGTGTGATTACTGTGGTATCACCGCCAATGTCTACCTGCGACCAACCAAGACCACCAGAATCATAAAGCCTTGTACTTACAAGACTTGCATCTGGCTCACTAAATCCTGTTATCAGATTAGCATCAGCACCTGATTCAAACTCAAAATACCATTTACCGGAGGTAGGTGCGAGAGTTGCAATAGATCGTCCCTGTGTAGACGTTGTTCCTACAGTCAGGTTTCCGTTGCTTAATGTATATTGAGATTCATTGGGATTTAACGTGGCAAAATTCTTTGTAGGAGTATCTACTGTCTGATTAGCATCAGCTAGATTCAGTTCAGTCCAATCATTTGTCTCACCAGATGTATCGTCTCCCAAGTCTGCCGCTGTACCATATTCTAAATAGAATCCTTCATCTCCAAAACCACTACTACCTCCACCAGCAGTGTTTAGAGTTGCCGCTGTCACTTCCTTTGGTATCCAACGGTTTGTTGAAGTGTCTGTCTGACCAAAGACAGAAGGAGAAAGAGCGTACCCATCTACCATTATTGTCTCAGCCATATAGCCATCAAAATAATCTCCGCTAGGAACATTAGTGCCACCGGCTCCTCCTATAGCAGTAAGCACGGCTGAGTTCATATTGGTATCTCTATTTTGGGCTGGATATGTTGGATGCCCTCCACCATCATCATAAAAATTTGTTACTTGAACTCCATTGATAGCAAAGTATATATCATCTCCATCAGGAGTGCCGGGAGTGCTATCATATCTGAAGAATATATGTACCCACGCATCATATTGATCAAACAATCTCACTGTATCTATTCTGCCATGCCAAGTTGCAGGAGAAGCTTGATAATCCTCAAACATAAGGCGTCCAGAATTTTGGATTCTTATTCCTGTATAACTACCATTCCAATCTCCAGCAATAATATGCACTGCTCTTGTATCATCTCCGGGTTTAATCCAAGTTGAGAAAGTCCATTTCTTTAGGTTTGAGGCAGTGCCGGGAGTTCTGGTTAATCCATCCCCAGCATCAAACACACAAGAATTATCAACAGTATGACTATCGGTAAACGGTATGAAGTTACCTACACGTTGACCACCACCATTACCTTCATAGAGCATGGGTAGGAACTGGTCTGATGGTTTGGATATTGATGGGGCTGCGAGATTGGCGGTGCATAACCTCTTCGCTCCTGCTGGTCCGTTAACAGTCGGATCATACCCTAGTTGCCCAAAGTCTAAATTGTAGTTTTCTGTGTTTGAAGCACTGCCAAACGCAATCATTATATCTTCGCTAGCGTACCCTGATGGGATTGTATACGAACCTTGGCTGACATCGTTGACAAAGAACTCAACATCACCTGCATCCATATCGACAAAGACTTCCGTTACATCGCCAGCAGCATTGTTTGATGCCTTGCCTGACGTATCTAAAGAACCATCAATATAAATATAGCCATCTTCATAGATAACAGCATGATTCCCAGAAGTGCCATCAAGACTAGCTGTTGTGGACATATTACTATCCGCAATGCCAATCCGGGCGGCTCCTGCGACTGACCCGTCAACATCCGTAAACTCAACCCCATAGGTTCCTGTTGAGGGTAGGGCAATGGTTGCAAAGATATTAAGATTTGCGCCTGTACCAAGGCCGGTTGTTAAATTGCCGTTAGTAGGAGCACCCAGTGCTGGGGCTTTGTCTAGCGGGTTAAGTGTAGCATAATTACCTGTATCACTCCCACTATCCGCTGGACGGTCATAGGTCCAGTTGGCAGAAGACATACTAACAGTAGTGAAATCATTATTATTACCACTAACATCATTACCTAAAGCAGATGAGTCAGCAAAGTCTAACCAGAAAGTATTGGTTGAACTGGCGGTTGCGATAATATCGGTTGGATCTTTAGGTATCCAAACACCATCAGAATTTTCTTCACCAAAGTCCGATGGAACTGCTGCCACTCCATTAAGGAATACAAATTCAGAAAGGTATCCATTAAACCATCTGTTGGATACTCTTGAGCCTATATAATGTACATTAGCAGTGTTGAAGTCAGTCACACCATCTTGGGCTGGATAGTAGATTGGGCTTCTTAAATCTGTTTGTATCACACCATTTACGGCCATATAGATGCTACTTATATCGGGGGTAGAGGGGGTACTATCATAAGCGATAAATACATGTCGCCATGCGGTTGGATCACGGTAGGCGGCAGTTGTTTTCAAATTAGGCTTATTATCAACAGATGAATTAAAATACAACATGCCATCTGTTGTCATATCATGCTCAATATTGGTTGCTGCTGCTCCTCCACTTGTTGCCGAAAACTGACTGTCCTGACCAGAAGTCCCACCTTCCGCTAACTTTTCCCAAAACGATATAGTAAAAACTTCTTCCGTCCCGGTACTCATGGTGCGAGTCATCTCATCTGCTGCACCATCAAACCATACGGCTCCTTTAGGGACATAAGCAGCCTCACCTGTAGCAGTAGTTAATCCAAAAGGTTTACCAATAATAGACATAGTTATACTCTACCTTTTTTTTATTTAAAATCTGTTTTTAATTCCGCATCAATAGCGGCTGAAGTTCGTACACTATACGAAAGAACATCAACGGCTGCTGCTGTAGTTGTTAATGTTGGTGCAGTACCCCCACTAAATTTATAAATACTATTATAAGAAAGTGTTCTACTTCCAGTACCATCTTGATAAACATAAATTAAACCTGTTTGACCGGGATTAGCTGGAGACATAGCTTCTAAAGTTCTATTACCAGCTAATGTAACTACAAAATTATTACCATGATTTCCATTAACAGCTATAGAAGCAGCATCTGTTAAAGTTATAATTGTACCCATTGCTGCACCTGAAACAGCTACAGTATTATCAAATTTAGTTGTGCTGGTGAAAGTTTTACTGCCTGTTACTGTCGAATCAACAGAAGCTGTAATATAACGTATATCTGCTAAAGAAGTATCGGGAACATTTGTAGCACAAACTCCAATTGTTCTTCCTGTTGCATTTCCAAAAGTAGATCGTACAGATGTACCGTCACAATAGATCATTGTATTATAACCTTGAGGCACAACTACTCCATTACCACCATTACATTTAGCAGTAATAGTATATGATCCAGAAGTATTATTACGTACCATGTATTGTTTAGTTACAGAAGGAATGGTTATATTTACACTAGAAGTTAAAGCACCATGTAAATATAACATAGCACTTCTTGCTTCATCAGCACTACCATCTGCTGCTGTAACAACATGAGATGAATCAGTTAAAGTAATGCTAGTATATCCTGCTACAGCAGAATCCACTAGATCAAAGACATTACTATTTAAACGTTCACCCCAAGTATTAGAGTTATCTCCAGTAGCTTGTTTTTCTAATCTAATTCTTGTTGTATAAGTTGCCATTTTTATCTAGCTCCATCTATTAAAGTATCTCCGCTTCCAGCAGGAGAAGCATTTAGTTCCATATCGTCTCTACGATTACGTCTTGCTTCATTTACAAGAGTGAGATTAGCTCTTTGATATTGTCCATCCCAAACTTGTGCAGCAGTAATATTTTTCATAAAGAAACAAGCCTCTACCATACTAGCATAAAACAAAGCATTTGAACAAAAATCTGTATAATAGTTCGTTTGATTTGCTGAACTTAATACAGAAGGTTGTACAACATATTCCAACTCTACTTCATTTGCAGAAGTAGGTGTTGGAGCAATTATAAGTTGATCATTCCTAAATCTTGAATAATATTTAGGAACACCTACAGAAGATCGAACAGGCCAATAATCTTCTGTAAATTCTTTTGCACGAAGAAGAAGAGAAACACGACTTCCATCTTTGTTAATATAATTAACATTTCTTATAACGAGTAAATTAGAAGGAAGGATAAGCCAAGGTTCATTAGCAGTAAAATTACTTGTTGCGTATTCTGTTAATCCCCTTGAATCAAGTTCACGAGTTAGTCTTAATTCAGCCCTAGAAATAAAATCAGGAATAGCATTAGTAAATTCTGTATCTTCATCATCAAAAGTATTTTGAATTTGTGTTTTTAAAGTATTATAATTCATTTTCTAAGCCACTCTTCTTTCTATTGACCAAGTTGTAGAAGTACCACCTGTTTCTCTAGACCATAATCCAAATCCTGTTTTATCATTTAAAATGAAAGTTGCTTGTTGTCCATGTCCGTTTAATGATACAGTAGCTCCTGCATTTATTGGGCCTATAGTTCCTAAACTAAATGTAGCTTGTTGTCCTGTAAGAGTTGCACTAGCCCCTGCATGTGCTGTAGGTGTACCATAATAGAACTTAGCTTCTTGTCCAGTTA